AAAAAGTACCCTGACGATTACCATGCGGGTACTGATCCGGTGGAATATCTCAAAAATATGCAGAAATTTGTGGATGACGCAAGGGAGCATTTGCCCCAAGACAGCGAAATTCAGAATATTATTGATGAAATTACCGAGCTGATTGACAGCACGTTGTATAAACTGAAGTTTCTAGACTGAAAGGACTACCATGAAAGACAACGCAGAAATGACCCCAAAGGGCTACGGTTCTGGCACCAAGCCGCCTGCTGGCGCTAATGCTTCGGACGCATCCGGCGAGCGCCACGGCAAAGTCGTGAACGGCATCGGCATGGGCAAGGCTGACGGTACTGGCAAAAACAGCCAGTTCGACGGTGGCCGCAGCAAGGGTATGTGCTACACCCACGACCGTTCGTCCTATCAAAAGTGATTATCAATAAAACAACGGGCATCCTATGAGCGATGTCCGTTGCAAATCTTGCCGATTCTTCACGCAAGCTCAAGTCATGGGCTTGTGTCGTCGTTTTCCCGAAACTCAAAACAAGCACGAAATGGACTGGTGCGGCGAACACCAGTTAAGCGTTGTTACGTCGGTGCCGGTCTATGACGTTATGGCGCAAGCGGAACCTAAAAAAAGAGGGAGAAAACCTAATGCTAAAGCCGTTGCGTGATCGTATTGTTGTCAAGCCTGAAGTCCGCAGACTGTCGGACATTCTGTATGTTCCCAACAAGGAACCGTTTAACGAAGGCACCGTGGTGGCCGTTGGCCCAGCGGTGCGCGACACGAAGGTCGGCGACTTTGTTAAATACGGCAACGGCAGCTATTTAGATTGGCCTGTGCATGAGTTTGAGGGTCAGGATTACCAGATTATTCAAGAAGGCGATGTCGCCATGATCGTGGAGCATTAAATGGCAAAGCACGACAAACCGATACCCAAAACGACCACCGGCAAGGGCAAGAACTACAACCCGACCGAGAAGGGCGCGGGTATGACCGCGAAAGGTCGTGCCGAGTACAACCGCAAGAATGACGCGAATTTAAAACCACCAGCACCAAACCCAAAGACGAAGGCCGATGCTGGCCGTAAAGCATCATTTTGTGCGAGGATGGGCGCGGTAGTAAAAAACGCCAAAGGCCCAGCAGAACGGGCAAAGGCATCATTAAAGAACTGGAATTGTTGAAAGGAAAATTATGTCTAATACCCAAGCCATTGGCGTGGCCTACGCCGACCCAGCCCTGAATAGTTTTGAAGTTGGCACCGCGACGGTTCCTATCGCCGCAACCGCTTCGGGCAACCTGAACCAAGTGTATTCCCGCACCACGCACACATCGGGTGATTTTCGTGGTTTGTATTCCCGTGTGGAATTTGCTGGCGCTGGCGCTGGTGAAACCCTGCGAGCTTTGTCGCGTGTAACCGCTGCCCAGGGCGCTGGTCAGACCACCAACGGCGCACACATCAGCCTATCGGTGAATACTGGCGGCACCATTAGCGGCGCTGGTAATGCTTTGAGAGCCACTATCGGCGGCACTTCGACCAATCCCGGCGGCACATTGGCTGCATTGCAACTGGATTCCGATTTCGCATCGGGCGGCACATGGACTAACGCATCGTTCTTGCGTGTGACCAACTCTGGCACCGGCGCGATTGGTAATTTCATTGCGATGCCTGCCGCTAACGTTGCTGGTGTATTCCGTGCGGCAGTTGGCACCCCAGCCGCAACGCACACTATCCCAATCACCAGCGGCGGCACGACTTATTACATTATGGTCAGCACTATTGCCTAATGGACATTAGCCGAGAATTTCTCGAAGCTGAAATTAATGAGGTTCAGCAGGAATTAGCAAAGGCGCGAACTTTTGTTATTCAGGCTGAAACCTCATTAGCAATTTATCAAATGTTGCTGCTGCGATTAAGCAAAGGCGACGACGAATTGTGTGAGAGCGAGAATGGCGACTAAACCGGGTTTGTACGCAAATATCCATGCAAAGCGTGAACGGATTGAGCGCCAGAAGGCCGCAGGCAAGACACCAGAACGTATGCGCAAGCCGGGGTCAGAAGGCGCACCCACGGCTAAAGCGTTCAAACAAAGCGCCAAGACTGCAAAAAAATGACCATTGAACAAATGCAAACTCGTCTGGCTGAACTCAGAGAACTGGCGAAACAGCATGAAAGCATCCTTCTCCAGATCAGCGGCGCGATTCAAGAATACACACGGGTAATTGCCGAGGAAGAATCCAAAGCTAAAGGAGAGGAAGATGTCGCTGGTTAAATCTGCAAGCCAAAAGGCGTTTCAAAAGAACATCAAAACCGAGGTGAAATCCGGCAAGCCGGTGAAGCAGGCGGTGGCGATTGCTTACAACGTCAAGCGCGAAGCCGCAAAGAAGGACAAGGGCAAAAAGTAATAATCATGCAACTTGCTGATTGTTGCTAAAGTTTCGATAAATCAACGCTTTATTATTGGAAACGAATGCCAGAGCGCGGTGGACAACCCGGAAACCAAAACGCGGCCAAAAGCCGGATGTTTTACGACAAGTTGCGTCTAGTGCTGACGCAAGAGCCTGAACGTCTGCGCAAAATTGCCGAGGAACTGGTGACGCAGGCTGAGAACGGCCAGCCGTGGGCCATCAAAGAGATTATGGATCGGATCGATGGCAAAGCGATTCAGGCGCAGGAAATCTCAGGCGCAGACGGAGCGCCGCTGACTGGAATCCAAGTGTCATTTGTAATGCCCGATGAGCGTTGATAGCGCCATTGCCAAAGCGGAGTTTCCGCTAAAACTCCAGCCGCTATTTAAGCCTTCGCGCTACAAAGTCTTGTACGGTGGCCGAGGCGGGGCGAAGTCATGGGGTATCGCCAGAGCCTTGCTTATCCTTGCCGCCCGTAAGCCGCTGCGCATCCTCTGTGCGCGGGAGTTCCAGACATCCATCAAAGACTCGGTTCACAAGCTGCTGGTTGACCAGATCGTCGCGCTTGAGCTGATGCAGTTCTTTGAGATCACGCAGACATCGATTCGGGGGCAGAACGGCAGCGAGTTTGCGTTTGTCGGCCTAAAGAACAACGTCGCCAACGTCAAGTCTTACGAGGGCATCGACATTTGCTGGGTCGAGGAAGCGCAGACGGTCAGCCGCAATAGCTGGAAAACCCTTACGCCAACCATCCGTAAAGAGGGGTCGGAAATTTGGGTGAGCTTTAACCCAGAGCTAGAAACCGACGAAACCTACCAGCGGTTCGTAGTCAACCCGCCGCCTGACACGATCAGCATCAAGATCAATTACTGGGATAACCCGTGGTTTCCTGAAACCCTGCGCAACGAGATGGAAAGCCTGAAAGTGCGGGATCACGAAGCGTATATGCAAGTCTGGGAAGGCGTGTGCCGACAGACCATCGACGGGGCAATCTTTGCCAAAGAGATGATGAGGGCCGAGGCCGAGGAGCGCATCACAAAGGTGCCGTATGACGCAAGCAAGCCTGTCCATGCGATCTGCGACTTGGGCTGGTCGGACGCGACTGCGTGGTGGCTGGTGCAGTTCGTCGGGATGGAAACCCGGCTGATCCGCTACTTTGAGGGCAGTCAGCGGACGATGACCAGCTACTTAGCCGAGCTGCAATCGTTTGGCTATGTGTACGACACGATCTGGCTACCGCACGACGCGCAGAATAAGACGCTGGCCGCAGCAGGTCGAAGCATTGAGGATATTGTGCGGGGCGCGGGGTTTAAGACACGCGTGCTTGAGCGAGTGCCGACGATTGACTCGATCAACGCAGCGCGGACAGTATTCTCAAACTGTTATTTCGATAGAGAAAATTGTGCCGATGGTCTAAACTGCTTGCGCCATTATCGCTACGAAGTTGACCCAGAAACTGGCAACTTCAGCAAAATGCCGCTGCACGACCGCTACAGCCACGGGGCTGACGCTTTCAGGTATATCGCGCTGATGGTCAAGGAACCGGCGAAGGTGCGCAAAAAGCCTGCGGTCGCAATGGCTGGCGGCTGGATGAGTTAAAGGGGAAATCATGGCGTTTCAAGACATGGACATGGATGGCAGGATCGGCGAGGCCATCAAGTTTTTACGGTTGGTCGGCGAAGCTGACAGCCAGAACCGCGCAGAGGCGCTGGGCGACCTAAAGTTTGCCGCTGGCGACCAATGGCCGGTAGAGATTCAAAACAGCCGCAACCTAGAATCGCGGCCTTGCCTGACGATCAACAAGATCGACGCTTATGTGCGGCAGGTAACGAACCAGCAGCGCCAGCAGCGGCCACGCATCAAAGTCCACCCGGTCAACAACGAAGGCGATTTGAAGGTCGCGCAAGTCATTGAGGGCATCACTCGGCACATTGAAGTGAACTCCAACGCCGATACCGCTTACGACACGGCGTTCGAGTACGCAGTCAAGATGGGTTGGGGCTATTGGCGGGTCAATACTAATTACGTTTCTGAAGATAGTTTCGATCAGGAAATATTCATTGACTCGATTGATGATCCGTTCTCGGTCTATTTCGATCCAAATTCGGTCATGCCTGACGGGTCGGATGCCGAGCGTTGCCTAATTACTAGCGTGATGTCTAAGGCAGCGTTCCGTCAGGAATATCCGGGCGCTGACGATGGGGCTAACTTTAGCGCCAGAGCCACGGGCGACTCGGATGCCGAGTGGGTTACAAAAGAGGACATTCGACTCGCTGAATACTGGTATATCGAGCGCGTAAAGTCGAAGCTAGTCCTGCTGTCTGATGGCACCAAAGTCTATAAGGACGAGTTGCCCGACGCTGAGATGATGGCCGCAAGTGGCATCACCATCGTTGATGAGCGCGATTCCTATAAGCGCAAGGTCAAGTGGTGCAAGCTGACCGCGATGGAAGTCTTGGAAGAACGCGAATGGCCGGGTAAGTACATTCCGATCATCCCGTGCTACGGAGCGCAGGTCGTGGTCGAGGGCAAGCGAAAGAAATACGGCCTTGTCCGCTTCGCCAAAGACCCGCAACGGATGTTCAACTTCTGGCGCACCGCGCTGACCGAATCGATTGCGCTGGCACCAAAACCCAAGTGGCTGATTGCCGAGGGCCAAGACGAAGGTCACGAGAGCGAATGGGCGCTGGCAAACATCAAGTCAACGCCGGTGCTGCGCTACAAGCAGAAAGACATTGAGGGCGTACCCGCGCCGGTGCCGCAGCGCATCCAGCCGGAGCCGCCGCCCGATGGGATTATGGTTGCGTCGGGCGCTATTGCTGACGATCTAAAGACCGTGCTGGGTATCTTTGACCCTGCGCAGGCGCTACCGGGCAACATTTCGGGCAAGGCGCTGCAAGGCCAGCAAATGCAAGTGGATTTGAGCAATTTCCACTTCTACGACAACATGACCCGCAGCATCAAACAGACGGGCAAGATCATCCTCGACCTGATCCCAAAGATTTACGACACCGAGCGCGTACTGCGGATCATTGGGGTTGATGGCAAGCCTGACATGGTAACGATTAACCAAGAGCAGGCGACCGGCGAAGTAATGAACGATGTGACCGTCGGCCTATACGACGTAGTGATGGACGTTGGCCCCGGCTATAACTCAAAGCGTCAGCAGGCTGTGGATACCATGATGCCGCTAATGGCCGACCCGCAGATATTCCAAGCCGCAGGCGACCTGCTATTCCGCAACATGGATTTCCCGGGCGCTGATGTGATCGCCGACCGATTGGCCGCAATGAACCCGATCAGTCAAATCGACCCGAAATCCGACATTCCACCGCAAGCGCAAATGCAGTTGTTACAGTCGCAAAAGACTATTGCCGATATGCAACAGCAAATGATGGCGATGCAGTTGGAAATCCAAAACCGTGGTCAGGTCGCGCAGATCAGGGAAGAAGGCGCAAGCCGCCGAAAGCTGATGGATGTGATTTCCCGCGCTTACAACACCGACACCATCAACGAGGCGAAGGTCAATCAAGCCAACCTAAAGGCCACAACCGACCAAAACAAAGTCGAAATCGACGCAATGCTGCGGCTGGTCTTGGCTGGCGTTCCAATGGGCGCTTTGAACGACGAGATTGCTCGACGCGATGCCGAGCAGCAGCAGCAAATGGCATTTGCCGAGAACGAGGTCAACGACACCGCCAACCCGTTCATTCAGGCTGGGCAGGAAATGATGGTTCAGGCAGCACAGGCAGAGCAAATGCAAATGATGGCCGCGCAGCAAATGGCTCAGCAGCAGCAAATGCCGCAGGCTATGCCAGAGCAAATGCCGCCTGAACAGCCGATGGTTTGACATGGAATGAATACAGGATGACAATAAACCTACCGGCGGGTAACACCGGGTCAATTCTTAGGGAAAACCTATGTCTGAAGTGGAAGCAAGGCTGGCGGCAAATATTGTCACTAGCGAGAATTTAGCGGAATTCGCAGCCCAGAAACTTGGTCTAGTTGAAACGCCAGCAAACGAGGCGGTAAACGAGGACGCAGACAGCGCCGTTACCGAGCCGGATGCAGAGGCAGATCAGAGTGGACAGGATGGGGAAGGGAAGGACGCGACAGCAACAGATGAGGCGAAGGAAAAGAAGCCAAATCCCAAGCTGGAACGGCGGTTTTCAGAGATAACCAAGCAGCGGGAGCAAGCGCGGCAGGAAGCGCAACGCGAACGTGAGCAACGGGAGGCTTTGGAAATCAGGCTGAAGGAACTTGAAGCCAAAGTAAACCCACCGGCTGCACAGCCAGAGGATGAACTAGGCGAAGAACCGAAGCCGGAAATGTTCAACGATATGTTCGAATACGCGAGAGCGCTTGCCGAATATACCGCTGACAAGAAGCTGATGGAACGGGATAACGAGGAGAAGGCGCGTCAAGCGAAGGCCGAGCAAGAAGCTAAGTTTCAAGCATGGGCTGATCGCGTAAACGCTGCCAAGAACGAATTACCCGACTTTGATGACATGGTGCAAAGTAGCGATGTCAGGGTTTCTGACCCTGTACGCGATGCAATCATCGAATCAGAGAATGGGCCAAAAATTTTGTATTGGTTGGCTGAAAATACCGACTTTGCAAAAAAATTGGCCGATATGTCGGTTGTTTCCGCTGTTCGAGAAATTGGGAAGATCGAAGCTCGCTTCGAAAAGGCTAAAGACCCAGAACCAAAG